CGACAGACCAGGAGGGGGAGATAGTGGACAACCATATATTAAAAAAGGAATCCAAACTGGTATTCAAAACCCATCACTTTACAATGATTTTGTTGTACGTGGAGGAATTGAAGCTCCCTTAAGTGCTGCTGAAGATGTAGCTCGTTTAGCAAAATATTTTGTAAACATTAAAAACCCTAGCGGGCTTTTATTTACTGCAAAACAAAACCTACTTTCCCGAGTAGGAACAAAAACAGAGGCTTCTAAAGGTTTAGGTTATGCTGGAGGTGCTTTAAATGAAGGAGCATATACTCCATTATCTACATTAGCTGAAGCTGGAATAGTATGGGCTGGAGGTCATATAAACAAACAAGGTTTAGATCCTACAGAAATATTTCCTGGTCTCTCTATTAAAAAATATGGAGACGTAGCTTATGAAAATAATAATGAAAAAACTAATAGTTCTGCCCCAGCAGTACCAGATTCATTATATAGAAAAGCTCAAAGAGCAAATAACCGTTTAGGAAATAGAATAGTTGCTACTGATAACCAAGCGAGTAAAGCAGTTTCAGAACTTATATATAGACCACCAACCCAAGTTAATTTTTCAACATCACCTGATGCTTCTGCTAGGCCTAGCAATTTAGTTAAATTTCAAAATAAAATTAACTCTTTTTTAGAAGCGTGGGATGCTTATAGAGACAAGCAAGTTGCTAAAAATTTAACTAATAAAGTACAAAGAGAAGCAAGAGCCTCTGAAAGAGCTTTAATAGCTGATCAAAACTTAGACGAAGCTGAGTTTTTTGCTAATAATATTGCTCGTCCTGTTTATAGTAATAGATTATTAAATCTATGGGACACTACAGGTCTTAATTTAACATCCCCCGGATACACTAATAGCTCAGTATTATATTCTTATGGAGGTGGACCTAATTCAATTTTAGGAATAGGAAAAACTAATATAAAATTTGCAACATTAAACGATGGTGCTACACCTGCTAGAACAGGTATGAATATGGTTGATCCTTATATACAATATGGTAGACGTTCAGTAGAATACAAAACAACAAACGTATTTGGTAAAACATTTATGCCAAATAGTTTTGGTAGCGTTTCTTTAACATATGCAGGAACATATAACACAAATATAAAAGAAGATCAATTATTTGGAACCCCAGACTATTTAGTAACATACAATAACAAAAATGACCTTCAAACATTTAATCCAAATGCTATTTGGCAAAATTCTAAAACAAGTTTTAATACTTGGCAACAATTGGATTTTAATACCCAAGAAGTTAATTTAGATAGTATTACTAAAGAAGACTTTAGAACTATTTTAGACCCATCCCTTCCATCTAATAAAACATTTTTAAGTATTTCCCCAAGTTATACAGATAAAAATATTGAAGATCATCTTAATTTAGGTAATCCTGGTAGAAAAGGAAATATTTCAAGCTACACAGCGGGTAAAAGAGATCTTACAACTCAAGCTAAGTTAGGACCTGTAGATAAAATAAATGCTTCCCCAATATATAAAACTAATACTAAAGATAGCTCTCGTTATTCTGCAGGAGATCCTGGAGGGGTAAAAAACCCATACACTGATATAATCCCATTTTATATTGCTATATTAAATAATGATTCTCAAAAAGGAGGCACATATAAAAAATATATGCATTTTAGAGCATTTATTGATTCATTTTCTGATTCATATGATGCTGATTGGAAAGATGTAGAATATATGGGTAGAGCAGAAAAGTTCTATAAATATGGTGGATTTAGTAGAAAAATTTCAATGGCATTTACTGTAGTGGCCCAATCAAGAGAAGAAATAACAATTATGTACGATAAGTTAAACTTCCTTGCCTCCTCACTTGCTCCTGAGTATCTTGATAGTTTCACATCAGGTTATATGGCAGGAAACATAGCATACATTACTTTAGGAGGATACTTAAATGAACAACCAGGAATCATAACTTCATTAACATTTGATATCCCAGAAGAATCACCTTGGGAAATAGGAATTGACGATAATGGAGACCCATTACCTGCTACAGATATAAGGCAAATGCCTCATATGATAAAAGTAACAGGTATTAACTTTATCCCACTTCACAAATTTAGACCTGAAAAACAATCATTTATAAATGATTGGGATCGCAACGGAAAAGGAACAGATAGCACTAGATTATTAAGTACGGGTAAACAAAGATATGTTGATCAACTTCGTCCCGAATCAGCTAATTATGATAAAGAACAAATGGGGCCGGAATTAGATGAAATAGAAAAAGCAAAAATTGCTCTCCGAAATCAAGTTAATGAAAATACCTTAAATTATATCCCTTCACCACCAAACTTTAATGACGTGGTAGGTAGTCAACAAGGCTTAATTAATTCTACTGAATTTAATCCAAATGCTCCATCATCTCCTAATATTAATGCAGTAGTAGGTAATCAACAAGGCTTAATTAATATTTAAAATGAGTAGATATAGTAGAATACCCATAACAAAAACAACTAATGACCCTAGGTTAAGATATACTGTAGTAAAATATCCTACAATATTACCTAGTGCTTTAGACGTTTATGTTTATACTACCCAAGGTGATAGGTATGATGTTATAGCTCAAAATTACTATAGTGATTCAACTTTGTGGTGGATAATTAATCGTGCAAATCCAAACCAAGACGCTAATTCAATATTCCCCACAGCAGGATCTCAAATAAGAATCCCTTCTTTTGATAGAGTAGGAACCATATTAGCACAATTTGATGCGTTAAATAAATTAATATAAAGTTATGTCTATTATTGGAGAAAGTTTACAACCATATGTTATAAATCAAATTAATGCAAGACAACGCCTCCATGGGAGTGGCGCTGGAACTGCTAATAAGGATACCCCAAACCTTAGATCTGATCAACAGATCAACCTTTTAAATTCTAATACATCCTGGATAAAACTTGCATCTGGAGTTTCAGTTAGCTCAGGCAGGTTAGCAGACGTTGGAGTAGATTCATCATATCATGGAATGGAACTAGCTAAAAAATATATTTTATTTGCTGGGTTTTCTAAATTAGAAGAGGATGGATCTGACAGACTTGTTCAAAGACAAGGATTTCTTCCTCAAGATCCAAATAGTTCATACACCTATGGAACATATGGATATTCACCTATGCCTGGTATTACAGATGCAGATATAAAGTCACTAAATAGAGGTTCTCTTAAAAAAGCAACGGTTAGATTAAAAGTTCATAACAAACAACAATTTGACATAATTGATCTTCTCTATTTAAGATTAGGATATACTGTTTTACTTGAGTGGGGAAATAGTATATATACTCCTAATGGAGTTACTAGAGAAATAGTACGTAATACTATTTTAGAAGACCCTTATAGATTTTTTAATTCGGGATACAGTAAGGGAAAATCTTACTTAGATATTCTCCCAGTAATAGAATATTATAGAAGACAATATGAGGGAAATTATGATGGACTTTTAGGTAAAGTATCTAACTTTAGTTGGTCATTTCAACCTGATGGTTCATATGATATCGAGTTAACTATCATAAGTTTAGGAGATGTAGTTGAATCATTAAAAACTAACATATCATCAAATAAACAATTAAGTCAATTTATCTCAGATGCTCTTTCCTCTTCCCCACCCCAATCAGAAAACGAAGAAGGAGGAGAAAATAATATTATAGAAGAAAATGCAGATTCTAACGATATAGCAGCAATGTTATTCACTTGGAAATTTACTAATAGAGATAAATTACAATACGAATCTAATGAGGATAGTATCTTTATAGAACGTCCCGATGATGCAGAACCGAGGTTTATGGGAGCCTTTTTAGAACCTAATGCAACCGCAACTTTAACTCAAATACCTATTGAATTTTTTGTTGTAGATGAGGCGGGTACTAAAATCTATCCTAATTTATCTCAAGACCCATATTATAAATCAAATTTTGGAGTCCAATACTTTGACCCTATTGCTACCCCAGATATTGAAAAAGAAGCAGAAAGGGTTAAAAGAGAAAAATACTATAAAATGGTTGACGATAAAAAAAATGAAACCACCGATTTTAGTACGAATGAGTTTGGGGCTGCATATGGTAAATTTCTTGATGTTGAATATAAAATAAAAACTTCGAAAAAATCTTCAATAACCAGTCCTTTAATTGGTTTTTCTAAAAAAGATGCTTGTTTTATAAATACTGAACCTGATAAACAATTTTATTTAAAATTTGGAGCTTTATTAAATTATATAGAAAACAATATTCTTCCAAAAATATCCACTAAAGATCCATCAAATTATAACGAAAAACCCCCTATTTTTAATATAAACAATGATACTTATGGAACTGGAACTACTGGAAATTACATGTATTCTCTTCCAAACCAAATTTCTCTAGATCCACGAGTTTGCATAGTAAGAAATGATAACTTACAAACTGCTAGTGGTGTAACAAAAGTGTATACTAATTTAAGTCCATTTAAAGCTGATGATTATGTAAAAAATAATCCCAACCCAAATAAAGCATATATTATGAATGTATACTTAAATTTTGAGTTCATAATAAATTGCATTAATGACAATTCTGATGAAAGAGGTGACATTGGGGTATTTGGATTTTTAAAAGCAATATGTGATGGTTTAAATAAATCATTAGGGGGTATTAACAATTTAGAACCTGTTATAAACGAAACCAATAATACCCTTTCAATCCTTGATACCACCCCAATCCCAGGACTTAACAAAAAAGGTTCAGATTATATTCTTCAACTATATGGGTATGGAAAAACATCAAACGGATATATTTCAAACTTTGTAAGAAAAGTTGATTTAAAAACAGCAATAACTCCTGAATATGCTACTATGATTACAGTAGGAGCAACAGCAGGAGGATATGTTAAAGGGACAGAAGGCACAGCATTTTCTAAATGGAATGTTGGTTTAACCGATAGATTCCAAGAGAAATTTATCCCGGGAAATGAAGATTCTAATGAAGAAAATGGAGAAGATGAAGCTGCGGTAAATTATACCAACAAATTTCTTTCTGCTAAAGCAGGTAGTGCTTCTCGCTATGGATTTAAAGGAAACATAATCAGCGACAATGCAAAAAATCTTCAAATAGATCCTGGGGCGATTGAAAAAAATGTTTCCGTTGTAACCGAATACTATAAATATTTAATTGCTTCCCAAAATAATAAATCCGGTGGTACCATTGGGTTTATACCATTTAAAATTTCATTTACTATGGATGGGATTTCGGGAATAAAAATATACAACAAATTACAAGTTGATACTAGATTTTTACCTAAAGCATATGGTGATAATTTAGATTTAATTGTTACCGGAGTAAGCCATAAACTATCAAACAGTGATTGGGAAACAGATATTGAAGCTACAGTTATTCCAAAAACCGAAGGTACTTCGGCTGTGTTTATTACTTCTACAGCTATAAAAGAAGATGTACAAGCAGTTAAATCTACTGGAAAACAAACGGTTCCTGTTCTTAAAGTAGAAGATCTTAAACCTTGGACTAGAAAAATCCCAAGAATAACTCAAGGAGACACTTGGGAAGCTGAAGCTACTAATTTTATAGCATTAAAAGAATCATTAACTACAAAGGTAACAAAACTGGATCAAGGAACCTATAGAGGAGGATATGGATCAGATAAAAAATTAGTAAATGGAAAATTAGAAACAGTAATATTAGGTACAACATTTACTAAACAAGAAGCAGCAGATACTTTAAGAACATACTCAGTATATTTTTATTCTGATACAATTATAAAAGCTATAGGAAAATCTAATTGGGATAAACTTAATAACCATCAAAAAGCAGCTTTATTAAGCTTATCATATAATGCTGGAAAATTTATTTGGAGTGGTGGGTATAGATATGCAAATAAAATCATATCTGCTATCAAAAAAGGAGATTACCGAGAAGCCGCTCAAGGTATTTTAGATGGTCCTAAAACAGGAAAAGTAGATGGTTATATACCATCTTTAGCTAGAAGAAGAACAGAAGAAGCTCAATTATTTCTTTATCCTGCAAGTAAATCCATATATTAATGTATTACCCAAAATCTCAAATAAAACCAAATTTATACACTAACGGTGACGAATATATCCTTTCTACAACCAAAGAGGATTATATAGGATATTACTATGAAATATCTACTGGGCAAAAATATACCGGAAAAAATCCTCAAGATGGTACTAATATTCTACTTACATTACAAAACCCAAACCCAATCCCCCCACAAAATATTGTTTTTCAAAATTTAATATATATAGAAACCCAAGATACATTAAGTGGAGGTTCATATAACCAATCTCCCCCATCTAGATTAATCCCCTCATTCAACCCAACCACCCCAACTTCTCAAGACCAACAAAACGGACAGTTTACAAGATATTTTTGTAAAAAAAACAATGAAGTCCTTTATTTAGAAATTGACAAAGAAACCCACGACAAACTCAGATCTCGAAACGCCCAAATAGCATGGGATTTATACTCCCCAGTATCTTTAATCTGGCAAATTAAAGGTAATAAAGAACAAGTTTTTAATTCAAACAGATCATCTGCTATTGCTATAGAGCAAAACTTAAAATGGTATGGATTTTCTCAATACTTTCAAGACAAGTTTTTAAAATATTATCAATCACAAGATATAAATAATTTGTACACAACAGGTAATGAATTTACAACTAAAAATGGACAAAATTACATTGGATTTTATCATATACATAATGGTACAACACCTATGGTAGGAAAAACTCATATAAATACCCCTCACGACGTTTTAATTTCTATAAAAAAACCACAACCTATAACCCAAACTACTAGCAGTATAATATTACCAACTCTCTCCAATATTCCAAGTGGAGGAGGAAGCTACTCTGGAGGAGGAAGTTCTATAGGTGGAGGAGGAAGTTACTAATTTAAATTTGGAATTGTAAAATATAGTTTGTATCTTTAAAGCATGTACTGGCTTATAGAAGATCCTAAACATATAGAAACAATTTGTAACATTAGCTACCAAACAGCATATGTTGAAGTAATTCCTACTTCACATAATTTACACCCTGTTGAAAACAATATATGTGCTCTATACATTCGTTTTGAAAGAGATGATAAAGGGTATATTATTCCTATAAACCATAGCGAAACAATAAATTTTGATTTAGAGGTAGTAGAAAAAGTACTAAACAGTATAGAAAAGATATATGTAAGGGATAGAAAAGAATTTCTACATTATTTTTGCATTAAGCATAGCTACCAACCACCACCTTCCCCCCATACGTATATACCTCAACTAACAACAGCTCACAATTACATTTACAACAAATACCCAACTATACAAAATTTAAACACAATAGTTCCAATTGTAAAACACTATGAAGTATGCGAACAAAATTTTGCAAATTTCGATAGTTCAAACCAAAACCCATTCTACAATAAGGCAGCATTGGTGTTTAATCAACTAGAATTAGTGGGTATAAAAGTCGACCAAATACTATTCGAGCAGTACTTCAACAAAGAAGTAAACGAGTTTATATACACGCAATATAACCTAAACACATTAACAACAAGACCATCAAATGCATTCAATAACATTAACTTTTCAGCCCTAAACAAATACAATGGAGAAAGAAACTGTTTTATACCACGTAATGATATTTTTATTGAAATGGATATTTCTGCTTATCATCCTACCCTTCTTGCTGATTTATTGGGTTATGCTTTCGACGGTAGTGATATCCATATGGACTTTGCTAAAATGTATGGAGTGGATTACGCCAAAGCAAAAGAAATAACGTTTAAACAACTTTATGGGGGAATTTGGAAGGAGTACAAAGAACTTCCATTTTTTAAAAAAGTAGCAGAATATACAGATAGTTTGTGGGAGTCATTCCAACACAATGGACATATTGTATGCCCTATTTCAGATCATAAATTTATAAAAAATGATCTGGAAAACATGAACCCACAAAAGCTTTTAAATTATCTATTACAAAACTTGGAGACTGCAAATAATGTTCTTATATTGTATGAGATATTTAAAATTTTGCGAGGGAAAAATACTAAACTCGTATTATATGTTTATGATTCGTTTTTATTAGATGTAGACGAAAATGAAATAAATGTAATAGAGCAAATAAAACAAGTATTTAGAGACAAGAAATTGCAAATTAAAACAAAAACTGGCAAAAATTACGCCAACATAAAATAAAAGTTATGTATAGTACTTTAGAACAACCCCGTCATATGTATGATCAATACGATTATGATTTTACATTTGATACTTTATTAATGAGCAATAGGCTGTTTTGTACTTTTACCCCATTAAATGAGCTAGAGGCATTGGTTAGTATCCTATCAAGTCGTTATAGTATCATGTACAATAAAATGTTTGTATTGCATATTAAAAGCAATAACGAATATGTTATTACATACAATGTAGATCAAGGAAATGTAAATGACATTCCCGATAACACAATTCTAGTACATAGAAAAAAAGAATCAAACACACTTTATACCATCAACGCACTAAACGAGTTGATTAAAAAACTCAATGGTGGAGTAGTAGACATTAAATTTCCAGTAAACTGGCAACATTATAGAAATTGTATTTTGCTAACTCAACACAATGAGATTAAGCAATTAAATACAAAGATTTTTAAAATAGTTGAATTATAGTTTGGCTTATTAAATAAAGGTTATTATATTAACGTTGTAAACAATTAAATTAGTTATATTATGAATCTAGATGCAATCAAGAAAAAACTTGAATCTATGCAGTCCAAACCTACAAGTGGGGGCTCAAACAACCAAACAAAGCGATTTAAACCGCAAATTGGTAAACAAACGGTACGTGTTGTTCCGTTCAAATACAACAAAGAATTTCCATTCACGGAAATGAAATTTTACTACGGTATTGGAAGTAAAAAAGTAATTGCTTCTCCTTTGAATTGGGGTGAAAAAGATCCAATTGCTGAGTTTGCAAAACAATTGCGTGGTACAAATGACAAGGAAAATTGGCGTTTAGCTAAAAAATTAGACCCTAAAACACGTGTATTTGCTCCTGTAATTGTACGTGGTGAAGAAAGTGAAGGTGTTCAATTGTGGGAATTTGGAAAAGAAATTTTCGAAGCATTCTTGCAAATGGCAGCTGATGAAGAAGTAGGTGACTTTACAGACATCATGATGGGACGTGACATTAAGTTAGTTACAGTTGGACCTGAATCTACAGGAACAGTTTATAACAAAACTACAATTACACCATCTATGAAAACATCTCCATTATCTGAAAATGATAAAGAATTGGAATTGTGGTTAGAAGAACAAGTTAACCCAAAAGATTCTTACAAAATGTTACCGTTTGATGAGATCAAAGCGGCACTTCAAGAATGGTTAAATCCTGAAGAAGAAGCTGAAGAAGAATATCCTGCAGATGGAAAATTGACAGTAGAAGAAAAACCACAGTCAAATTATAGTCTATCAACTAAACCAGCGGCTAAAAAATCTAAAGCAGATAATTTTGACGCTTTATTTGAAGAAGACGATGATGCACCGTTTTAATTAATTCAAATAAGTTATGGCCAAAACAAGAAAATCGCTAACAGAGGCGGCGGACAAAGAACTGAAAACCGCCTTTAGTTTAGACAAATTTAAAGCAAACAAGGGTTTAGCATCAAATGTTAAATTCAAAGAACAAAAGTGGATTCCATTTTCACCAGCGTTACAAGAAGCCTTGTCTATTCCCGGGATTCCTATGGGCCATAATTCAATGGTTCGTGGGAAAAGTAACACAGGAAAATCTACTATGACCATTGAAGTAGCAGTTAATGCTCAAAAAATGGGAATATTACCAGTGTTAATCATTACCGAAATGAAACACGATTGGAACCACTGGAAAACAATGGGATTCCAAATCGAGGATGTAGTTGATGAAGAAACTGGTGAAGTTTTAGACCAAACCGGTTTTTTTATCTATCGAGATAGAAGCTCATTAAACTCAATTGAAGATATTGCTGCATTTATGATCGATTTACTAACCGAACAAAAGAAAGGCAATCTCCCATATGATCTATTATTCCTTTGGGATTCAGTTGGTTCAATTCCATGCCAAATGTCCATTGAACAAGGAAAAAATAATCCAATGTGGAACGCAGGAGCTATCGCAACTCAATTCGGGAATTTTATCAATCAACAGATTGTAATGTCTCGTAAGGAAAGTTCAAAATACACGAATACTCTGTTTATTGTAAACAAAGTAGGTGTTGCCCCTGCATTAACCCCTATGTCACAACCTAGAATGACAAATAAAGGTGGAGATACATTCTATTATGATGTTTCTTTATGTTTAACATTTGGTAACGTTACAAATGCTGGTACTTCTAAAATTAACGCTGTTAAAGATAAGAAGAAAGTTGAATTTGCATTACGTACAAAAATTGCTTGCGATAAAAACCACATTAATGGTATTACAACAATGGGTACAATTATTTCAACGGTACATGGGTTTATTAAAGATGATCCAAATGCTGTTAAAAAATACAAAGACGAGCATGTAAAAGAATGGGCAGATATTTTAGGACAAGGTAAATATTCTGTGCAAGAAGACAATAGTGAGTGGGATGAAAAAACACCTACACCTGATTTATTTGAAAACGAAGATTAATATGAAAAAAGACCTCTTAAACCTCCTCAATAATGTACAAGAACATGGAGATGAATTACCCCAATCAGAACGCTACCTACTAATAGACGGACTCAATTTATTCTTTAGAAATTTTAGTGCTATAAACGCAGTAAATGCAAATGGAGTTCATGTAGGGGGTTTAGGAGGATTTTTTCGATCTTTAGGGGCCCTAATTAGAACACTCCAACCAACCCAAGTTTACGTTGTGTTTGATGGTGTTGGTTCCTCTAACAATAGGAAAAATATTATTCCCGAATACAAATCAAACAGAAATGTATCTCGAATAACTAAACATGAACTATTTGATAGTTTAGAAGAAGAAGATGATTCTAAAGTAGACCAAATTGTTCGTATTATCCAATACTTAAAGACATTACCTGTTAAAACAGTATCGTTACCTAGAGTAGAAGCGGATGATATTATCGCATATTTAAGTAGTACTTTACCTGCAAAACCTGAAGATAGAGTATTCATAGTATCTAGTGATAAAGATTACCTACAGTTAATTAGCGAGAAAGTTATTGTCTATAGACCAATTGAAAAAGAATATTACACAACAGATACAGTAAAAGAAAAATTTAATGTAACCCCACATAATTTTTTACTTTATAAACTCTTAATGGGTGATAATTCAGATGGTGTAACAGGTATTAAAGGATTAGGACCTAAAGGATTGTTTAAAAGGTTTCCTGAGTTAGCAACAAGAGACTTATCGTTTGATGATTTGATTGATTTGGCTGAAACTAAATTAAAAGAACATGTAGTGTATGCAAGAGTATTACATGATATTCCTTTACTAGAAGATAAGTATAGAGTTATGGATTTATCTAATCCTATGATGGATGATAAAGCTAAAATGTTTATCGATAAATTTGTTGAACACACCCACCTAAATTTCTTCCCCGATACATTTGTTGAAATGTGTAATGAGGATCAGCTTGGAAATTTAATAAGAAATACAGATTATTGGGTTCGCGATATTTTTAAGGATTTATTGGAAAAGCAACAATAGATCATTATATTTAAATAAAAGTTATTAACCATTAAAAAATAAAAGTTTTGACACTCCAATCAATTGATGAATACGGTCCGTCGTTTCAAATGAAAGTTATTTCTTCTTTATTAACACATAAAGAATTTCTACAAAATATAAATGATGTATTAAGTGATGAGTATTTTTCAAATCCATCCCACAAATGGATCATCAACCAAATCATCCAGTATTACGAAAGTTACCACACTACCATTTCAATGGATATTTTAAAAGTTGAAATGAAAAAACTCGATAACGAGGTACTTAAAGTATCTGTTAAAGAGCAGTTACGTGAAGCATATAGAGCAGATTTAGAAGATTTAGAATATGTTCAACTTGAATTTTCAACGTTTTGTAAAAATCAACAGCTGAAAAAAGCACTATTGAGCAGTGTAGCCTTACTAAAAGCTGGAGACTATGACTCAATTAAATACATGATTGAATCAGTAATGAAAGCGGGACAAGATAAAAATATTGGCCATGAATATAAAAAAGATACTGAATCACGTTACCGAGAAGATCATAGAACTATTGTACCAACCCCTTGGGAATCAGTTAATGAATTAGTTCAAGGTGGTTTAGGTAATGGAGATTTAGGTTTGATTTTTGGTAATCCTGGAGGTGGTAAGTCATGGTGTTTAGTTGCTTTAGGAGGACATGCTGTTAAGATGGGTTACAATGTTATTCACTATACTTTAGAGTTAAGTGAAGCATATACTGGAAGGCGATATGATGCATTCTTTACAGGAACCCCAGTAGATCAATTAGAAAAACATAAAGGGGAAGTAGAAGCAATAACTGCTGAATTACCTGGTGAGTTAATTATTCGTGAATATCCTATGGGAAAAACCACAATCCATACTATAGAATCTCATATTAAAAAAGTAATTGATTTAGGAATCCAACCAGACCTTATCCTTATAGACTACATTGATCTCCTTTCAACAAGAAAAAGAAATGTTGACCGTAAAGGAGAAATAGATGATATTTATACGAGCACAAAAGGACTTGCTCGAGAATTAAACATACCCATCTGGTCAGTTTCTCAAGTAAATCGTGCAGGAGCTAAAGATGACGTTATTGAAGGTGATAAAGCTGCAGGTAGTTATGATAAAATGATGATTACCGATCTTTCAATGTCGTTATCAAGAAAAAAAGAAGATAAAGTTAACGGAACAGGAAGACTTCATATTATGAAAAACCGATATGGGATGGATGGTTTAACGTTTCAAGTAGATGTTAATACTTCAAATGGACATATTGTCCTTGGAGACCATTATGATGAAGAAGCAGATACCGTTTCACCGAAAAAACCATCAAATAGTAACTTTGATGATTTAGATAGACAAATGTTAAGTAATAAATTTTTTGAATTAAACGCATGATAACAGAACTAAGACCCCATTACAAACCATTTGAATATCAAACAGCATTCGAATTTTACAAAGACCAACATAGAGCCCATTGGCTAGCTGACGAGGTACCTTTATCTTCAGATTTAAATGACTGGAAACTTAAACTGAGCGAATCAGAAAAAAGTTTGATTGGTAATATTTTGAAATCATTTGCTCAAACAGAAACGTATGTTAACGATTATTGGGCAACAAAAGTTGCTGTATGGTTTCCTAAACATGAAATCAAAGCTATGGCGTGTGCATTCGCTGATTTTGAATCAATACATGCTGAAGCTTACGCTCGATTAAATGAAGAACTTGGATTAGATGATTTCGAAGCCTTCATGGAAGATGAGGAAGCAAAAGCTAAAATCGATCGTCTAGTTGAACTACCTGGGAATACATTACGTGAAAAAGCACTTTCATTAGCTATATTTTCTGCATTTACAGAAGGTGTTAATTTATTTAGTTCATTTGCTATTTTGATGTCCTTCCAATTACGTAATTTAATGAAAGGTACCGGACAAATTGTAGAATGGAGCGTACGTGATGAATCATTACATTCAAAAGCTGGATGCTGGTTATTCAGAACAATGATAGAAGAAATGCCTGAATTAAGTGAAGGTATGGAATCACAAATTTACGATGCCTGTGACATTTCAGTTAAATTAGAATTTGACTTTATTGACAAAGCATTTGAAATGGGTGAAATTGAAGGTTTGAATAAAAACCAATTAAAAAACTTCATCAAGGAACGTGCCAATCAAAAATTAATTGAACTAGGTTATAACCCTTTATACAACGATATTGATCCAAACCTTTTGAAATCAATGGAATGGTTCGGACATTTAACAAGTGGTAAAACACATCAAGATTTCTTCGCAGGAAGAGTAACAGATTATTCAAAATCAACCGCTGACTGGAGCGACTTATAAAACAAAATAAATGAGTAAATTAAACATAGACACAAGTAAATGGGTGAAGGGTAAAGATTACCCTGAATGGATGGATGAAATTGGTACTTCTATTATCTCGCAAGGATATTTACTCCCAGAAGAAAATGTATTTAAAGCATTCCATCGAGTATCAAAGGCAGCAGGACGTAGATTAAAACGTAAAGATCTTCAACCATTCTTTATGGAAGCAATGGAAAAAAATTGGTTATGTTTGGCATCTCCTGTATTATCAAATTTAGGTACTGAACGTGGTATGCCAATTTCATGTTTTGGAATTGATACAGATGATTCAATTGAAGGAATTGCACTAGCAAATTCTGAATTGATGCGTTTATCATCTCAAGGTGGTGGAGTTGGGATTGGTGTATCTCGAATTAGAGGTAGAGGTAAAGAAATTGCTGGAAACGGTGTATCTGAAGGTGTAGTTCCTTGGGTTAAAATATATGATTCAACAATTCTAGCTACCAATCAAGGATCCGTTAGACGTGGTGCAGCATCTGTTAATTTACACGTGAATCATCCCGATATAGAGGAGTTTTTAATGGTTCGCCGTCCAAAAGGAGATGTTAACAGACAATGTTTAAACATGCATCAATGCGTAGTAATTGATGATGATTTTATGAACAAATTAGAGGAAAAAGAACCACGTGCTTTGCGATTGTGGGGAGAAATCCTTAAAACCCGTTTAGAAACAGGTGAACCTTATTTAATGTTTGAGGACAATATCAACAACAACAACCCCCAAGCATATAAAAATAATAACTTGAAAGTCTCGATGACAAATATTTGCTCCGAGATTGCACTTTACACAGACCCATTACATTCATTTATTTGCTGTTTATCTTCATTAAATTTGGCACGTTGGGATGAGTGGAAAGACTATAAATTTGAAAACGGAATGACTTTACCTGAATTAACTTGTTGGTTTTTGGAAGGTGTATTACAAGAATTTATTGACAGATCTAAAAATGTAAAATTCATGGAAAACACATACCGCTCAGCAGTTAAAGGTAGAGCAATTGGTATTGGTGTTTTGGGTTGGCATACATTTTTACAAGAAAAAGGAATCCCATTTGCCGGTTTACAAGCAAACTCTTATACTCGAATAATGTCTCAATTCATTGAAAATGAAACATTGAAAGCATCACGTGACCAAGCAAAATTATATGGAGAGCCCGAATGGTGTAAAGGTACAGGTTTAAGACATACCCATCACCAAGCAATTGCCCCAACAGTATCAAATGCAAACATTTCAGGTGGAGTTTCCCCATCAGTTGAGCCAATTCCTGCAAATGTATTTAACTTAAAAACCGCAAAAGGTACATTTATTAAACGTAATCCAACATTGGAGCGTTTACTTAAATCTAAAGAATACAATATTGATAGTATTTGGGAACAAATTGCTAAAGATAAAGGATCGGTTATGGGCTTACCTGACCATATTTTATCTCCTGAAGAAAAAGAAGTATTTTTAACATTCAAAGAAATCAACCCATACGAAATTGTTCGCCAAAATGGGATTAGACAAAAATATATTGACCAAGCTATTTCATTGAACTTAACATTTGACCCATCTGATTCACCTAAATACATTAGTGAAGTGCATAAGTTAGCTTGGAGAGAAGGTATTAAAACATTATATTATATGCGATCAGAAAGTATATTACGTGGTGACACAATTTCCCGTGATGATGCTTGTACAAGTTGTGAAGGTTAAATATGTATAATAAAATGACTAGAACTGTTAGAAAACTTAAACGAAAATACTGGGCCCCAACTCCAAAAAAATGGAGAAAAATTGGAGACACTTTTTTAGCCCTATCTTCAGTACTTGCGATTGGAGGGTTATGGCAATTTGATAATCTAAAAGACATTTTTACAGCATTTGAAATTAAAGCAATGATAGTTACTTCAATTTCTTTAGGTGCTATAGGTAAATTTTTAACAAACTTTTTTACAGAAGAATAACATGAATTACAATTGGTTAAAAGAAGAAAAATCCCCAAAAATCTTAGTAGAAGCTGTTAAGCAAATAGGGGTAAAAGAAATCGTAGGTTCAAAGCACAACCCAGTTATTTTAGAGTGGGCTGAGACTGTAGGACTTAAAAGCATTTACACTAATGATGAAATTCCATGGTGTGGGTTATTTATAGCTCATTGTACTCATACTGCAGGGCTACAAGTAGTAGAAAGACCATTATGGGCTTTAAACTGGGCAAAATATGGTAATAAAGTTGATGAACCTATGCTTGGTGATATTTTAACCTTTAAAAGAAATGGAGGCGGACATGTTGGGATTTATGTAGGTGAAGATGCAACACATTATCACGTATTAGGTGGAAACCAAAACAATTCCGTAAGTGTATCTAGAATTGCTAAATCTAGATTACACCAAGCAAGAAGAACAGCATGGAAAGTAGCTCAACCAGATAACGTAAGAAAAGTATTTCTTGAAGCAAAAGGAACTATTACAACAAACGAACAATAAAAACAAATAAAATGACAAAAGAACAAGTATTAGGAATTATTCGTCACACTTTAACATTTGCTGGAGGTATTCTTTTAATGAAAGGAATTATAGACGAAGTATCTTGGACCGAAATTTCAGGTAGTGCTTTGACATTAATTGGAACCATTTGGTCAGTAATTGATAAAAATAAAAAGTAATCAATTTTTTAAAAGTATTTGGAGTCCCAATAGGGACTCCTTATTTTTTCTACATGAAACAAAAATTTTTACCTTGGTTCTTGCTATTTTGTGCAATTGGCCTGTCAGCTACTGCAGCTTATTATAGTGTAATTGGATTATCTATTGTATTTGCAGGTGTAGCTATACCTGTAATTGTGATGGGTTCATTTTTAGAAATATCTAAAATTGCAATTGCAACATATCTCCATAATGCTTGGAAAAACACATACACACTTTTAAAAATCTATTTAACCCTAGCACTTGTAGTGTTATCCATAATTACCTCAATTGGAATTTATGGACTGTTAAGTACAGGATTTCAAGAAAATATTGCAAAACTTGAAATTGGAGGAAAACAAATCCAAAACATAGAAGTTAAAAAACAGAGATTTGAAGAAATTAAAACCGAACTAGAAAAAGAAAAAACAACCCTAGACAAAGATATCTCCCAGTTACGTAACGCTTTATCTACAAATACAACTACTCAATCAGTAGATAGAAAAACGGGACAAGTAGTTACTAAAGCAAATAATGCTAACCGAAAATCATTTGAATCACAACTAGCTACAACACAATTAAGTAAAGATAAAATCTCTAACAAAATAGATGCGTTAAATGATTCCATTACAAACTTGGATATTAAAATTTTAGATATGGAATCTAAAGCAAGTGAAGGAAATGAGTTAGGTGCTGTACAATATGTAAGTGAAATTACAGGGGCTGACATAAAAACGGTGGCAAATTGGTTCATATTCATGTTGATCTTTGTGTTTGACCCATTAGCTATAACCCTCGTTATAGCCACAAATCAAGCGTTTGATCGCATTAAACCTAAAACAAATATTTATAGTGAACCAAAAACCATTGAACCTGAACCTGTAGTTGAAGAAGCACCTGTAGTTAACCCCAACGTTGAAATAGAAAGACAAAATCTTTTAAGAGAAATGCAAAGAGTTCAAAATTCTGGAGCTTCATCTAGAAAATTAGGCAATGCTGTTATAAAATTACAAAATAGATTAAGAGGTTTAGACGATAATACTAAGACATATTAATATTTATAATATGAAATGGAGCAATTACTAAACAATACCCCTATTGACTGGGTTCAGATTACTGATCCTTCTACTGGAAAAGTATATTTTGCTCCTACTTCATATGTTTATTCTCCTAAAGATGGAGGTGAATATACAAATATAGAAGACATAAATGTAGGAAATACTATTACATCGGCTTCTGTATTTTTAGGAACAGCTGATTTTTCACCATATATTAAATTTTATAAAGGAGATGGGAGTACATTTACTGCTTCTCTTGATGTAGTTGCTTCAACATCATCTTATGCTTTAAATGCTGAGAGTGCTTCATATGCTGTAACTGCTTCATATGCTTTAAATGGTTCTGCCGATACTGGTTCTTTACTAGTAACAGCTTCATTTTTTGATCCTCGTTTATCTTTTACAAAAGGAAATGGTGATACTTTTGATATAGATTTATCATCTTTAACAGTTATAAATGCTTTAACAGCATCTTACATTGATGGAGGAACGTTTTAATGTCAACAAGAATACCTTTTCAATGGAACACAGCAAACTTTAATTGGAATGCAATAAACCCAACTGATGGAAAAATATATCCACCAAATGAAATAGTAACTGGGACAAATTTATGGAATGATTGCGCTTTAATCATAGAAATAATTGAAGCAATGCGAGGAGGAAAATCTCCGGACGATTATTTAAACCAAAACCCAGAAAAGAAAAAACAATTTATTAAATTGCTTTGCAAAGTACAGGGAAAAGAATACAAAGAAAATAAAGAGGTACATAAAGCCAAAATATTTATACGAGATGTAAAACTAGTTGCTAAAGAAGTACTAGGAGTAGACGTAAAAATTAACAAATAATGTATACACTATACACAGACAAACAAGAACTTTTTGAATGTTCTATATCGCTAGAAGGAGCTTCTGTTAAAAACAGTAAAGTTCGTTTAGTAGTAGAAGCAGATAATTTAAACCTTTTATTTAAAGGAACCATTGACTCTAGTGGAAAATGTACCGTTCCTATCCGAAAATTGAAAAATCTTTTAGAAGAATCGACAAAAGGTAAAATAAAGCTTGAGGTTATAGCAGACGATACGTATTTTACACCATGGGAATCTGATTTTGAAGTAGAAACTGCTAGAAAAGTAACCGTGGAAGTAAAATCACAAACAAACAAGAATACACTTACTGAAAATAAAACGGGAGTTACCGTTAAAAACATTAAAGTAGGTGACCATATTCAAAATTTGTCTAAAATGCTTGTAAAAGAGAACATTAATGTAAACAATATGTCAAAAAATAAAGACAAATTAAATCACATTATAGCTTCTTATTTAAAAACAAACAAAATCAGTGATGGTGAAAAAGGCAGAATAATAGAGGGTATTATTCAAACGTTAATTTAAAATAAGTTATGGCAGGACCTTTTGATTTTACAGGTCAAGATATAGAAACAACATACCAAAGGGTTCTTCAAACTGATGGTGTTAACATATATGATGGAACTGGATCCTTATTTGTGATCTCGGGTTCATCTCCTTCTATAGACACTGGTTCTTTTGCAACTACAGGATCAAACATTTTTATAGGAGATCAAACAGTAACAGGAAGCATTTCAGTTACAAACTCCGTGACTGCCTCCTATTTTGTTGGTATTATAGACGGAGGCACTTTTTAATATTTATAAACAATGAGTACAATTATAACCAGAAATAGCGCAACTTCAGGAAGTATACCCGCTTCACTTGTTCAAGGTGAATTAGCAATTAACGTAACTGATAACCGTTTATTTTTTGGTTCAGGTTCAGGAAATATTGTAAAAGAATTTGGGGTAACAGCTTCATATGCTACAAATGCTTTAAGTGCTTCATTTGCCACAACAGCATCTTACGTATCATCAAATTTCCAATATGAAATACACGTTAGTCAAATAGATGGAAACGATACTACTGGAAACGGAGATCTACTTAAACCAGTAGCAACTATAGGCAAAGCTCTATTAATAGTATCAGCATCAGTTGCATCAACTGATAGACGTACTATTATTGTTCATCCAGGAACCTATATTGAAAATATCACAGTTGATACAACAAATACATACTTCTTTTCAACAGGATTACTAGGAGCAAATTGTCTTATATCAGGATCAGTGACTGTATCAGCTGCTACCCGTATGTCAGGTCTTAAAATGACTAATTTAATAGTTAGTTCATCTGCTCCTGTTTATATAAATAATTGCGCTGTAGATAACCAAATGACAGTATCAGGTAGTGGTTATTTAGAAGTACAAAATACATCTCTACAATGTACATCAGGTATCCAAGTAGTAGGCCCAGCATCGTCTGGAGTAATTTTTGATAATTGCTTATTATATCCTTTAACAGTTAATAATGCGTCTGCTGCTGTATATGTAATTAGTTGCAATCAAGCTATAACACCAACTTTAACTGCTGGAGCTTTAACAATAACTAGGTCTACTATTAGCTCCCTAACATCCGGAGCCACCTCTACAGCCCTCACAACAGCCGCTGGAAGTGTATTAGTT